GTCCCTAAGTTAGTATGCCAAGCTGATGTTGCTCCTGATAAAAACACTATCGGAGAGGAGCCAGTTGGAAATTGCCCAGCTTCCCCAAGGTCAACAGGGTTTCCATTAGGGTGCATTTACTTTTTGGGTTTAATCTAGCAGTTGGTGGAGCAAGAAGTATTTACATCAACGACGTCGCTGACTTAGTAGAAAATACATTTACTGATGATACCATTGATTACACAACTGGAAACGACGGGATAGGAGTCGGTGCCAAAGAGGATGGCACCGTAAAAGTAAACGCCGACATCGCCGATCTATGGCTAGATGACTCTTATATAGATTTTACGATTGAAGCCAATCGGCGTTTATTCATAGACCCTAATGGAAACCCTGTTGACCTTGGGGAAGCTGGGCAATTTCCAACTGGCTCCTCTCCGATAGTGTTTTTATCAGGAGCAACATCAGCTTGGCATACTAACTTAGGGACGGGAGGTGGTTTTACCGAGAATGGCGCTTTGACTGATGGCGGCAGTAGCCCCAGCGATTAGGAGAGTATAATGAAATTTGGATTGTTAAAGGGTGGTTTATTCACCGGAGAGATTAGGGATTTTGGAACAGATACACCACCAGATATTTCACATAAAAATTTGGAATGGCGAGTATTTCGTAGAGACCCTACTCCTGTTTTTAACCCTGTAATTGAAAAGCTTGGTCCTGAAACTATCGCTGTATTTTCTATTGAGATAGTGGCATCTCATTCAGTGTTAACACTAACACAGGTAGAGCTGGATGGGCTTGATGAGAATAAGATTGTTAGTGCCATGCTTGACCTTGGATTCATCGTCATCAAATTGGTGGACAAACTGATTTCTAAGAATGTAATTGCTGCCGCTGACTTTGACACCGAGACCAAGCAGGAATACTTAAGCCTTAAGACACTGGTGGATAAGCTGAGGCCATAATGCTAGAAAGAATAGAAGAAAATTATGGAGCAGCCATGACTTACACAGCCTCCGCTGCTAATGCAGGAGTGGGGATGTGGGCAGCGGAGCATTGGTTTCTCATCCTCTCTGCTGTTGCTCTCCTCATTCGCATAGGAATAGACCTTCCTAAACTAATTAAGGTGTGGAAGGACAGAAACAGGCCCTAGCGGTGAGGCTGTAGGGGGGAAGGGGAGCCCCTTAGCTACCACACTACCCGAGCTATACTCATTCCTCTGTAGCCCTCTCTAAAGGGCATAGAAAAAGGGACACTGGAAATGTGTCCCTTTAATTTTATTGTTTACTTAGGTCTAGGCTTCCTCTTAATGGGAGGCCCATGTTTCTTAAATTTCCTTCCATTCATTCACCTGTTTCTCCTTCTAATTGTTTAAGACGTTTGGCTGCCCTTACGATGAGCAGGTCAGGACGTTGGGTTTCATGGAATTCTATAAGCTCGTCCATCTTAAGACGCCAAGAGATATAGTTTCCTTCTTGCCTTTCTTCTCTTGCTTGACTTAAAATTCCTGATGTTATTTCTTGTATCATCTCTCGCTTCTGTAAACGCCACAACATACGCTCTTCAACATTCTCATTTGAACGGGAGAGAAATGCTTGTCCATATATCCCTCCTGCTGCTCCAGCTATAGGACCAATGATCTCACAGGCAGGCAGGAACAGAAGGAGCGAAATCGCAACAGCCTTAAGCCGGTTCATCTTCTTTATCCTCTACTGTCTTAAGCTGCACCACCTCTCCTTCCTTTTTGTCTGTATCAAAGAAGCGTGTGTCAAGCCGTGTCTCCACCATCTCCAACACCCTCTTCTGTCCAGCCTCTGTTGATGGGTCAATACCAAACTTCTTCAACGCATCAGGGACAGCAGTGAGGACATATTGATAGGCTGTTGCCACCACTTGATTTCTTATTTTGATAGGGGGGTTGTCCTTATACACAGCCCTTGCTCTGTTGATAGCAAAGAGAACACTCTGCGTGAGAGCTTCCTGCAACACTTCCCTATGCCTAAACTCAATCTCCAAATTAAATCTCTGAGAGAGCTTCCTCCCTACCACACCAACCACTGCTGTCACAACAACAGCAAGAAGGCTTAGAATATAATCTAAAAAAGGAATGACATCAACTTCCATTCTCTTTCTCCTTTTCTATCTCGTATAGCATACCCATTGCATTAAATATAACACCACATAAAGCATCTTCTCTTCCATCTAAAGGGAGCAAATATCCTCTGTGGTCAAGCCATACATCCATAAAATGACGCATTAAGCTTTTCATATATGAGGAGATAGGCATACCTTTCTGCCAATTGTCTCCATCTCTTATTGTTCCATCTTCCAAATACCTATGTTTATGTAGGTATTCAGCATACCTCTTCAGCACTAATGGAGAGAGGAACGCTTCATAATCTAGCTTCCCTTCATCATCATTACGGTTGGCTCCGCTGTCAAATGTCCGTGTCAATATACATCTCCATTCTCTTTCATTTTCTCTTCTTCATATGGCACCACTATCCGCCTATAAAACTCCATCTTCGCTCCTTCTAATGCACCAAGACAGTCATTAACCTTCTGATAAGAGAGGCTACCACCCCTTCGATAAAATATATATTCCATCATTAAGTGAGTTATTGCAAAATTTAATTCTCCGGCATTAGAAGGGCCATCATAGAATACACTGTTACGATCTTCTTGTTTAATGTAAGGCATATTATTTCCATTCCATATAAAGGATAGGCTTACCGTCCTCTCTAAACTTTTTAAGCTCTTCATTAATTCCTTTGCTCTTATTCCACCCTTCCATCTTAACAACAATTAAACCAACTGCTGCTTCCATTAGCGGAGCGTCAGCAGGAAGCCAAATGGTATGGTCTAATGGATCAAGTTTACCATGTATTGCTATTGGATGTGTATGTGCAATAGGACAATAAACTCTTATCCCACACTTAATTAAACTTGCTGTTGCCTTAGAAGCTTCTTCAAATGCTGATGTAATTCCATCAGGATATTTACTATATGGAGTGGCTAAATACCAAAAGGGTTCCCGCGTCATATTAGTCTCCATGCTTGTTAATCCAATCTACTATTTCGTCTATATCATAGCTCCACCCGGTAGCAAACTGATACATCACATCCCATCTATCGGGATTGTCCAGCAACACCCACCCTGGTTTACCCTTTCCTATTATATATCCAAATTCAAGGTGGCAACTCTTCCCTGCTGGGGGGAGAAGGATAGCTCCATCACATCTATTAAGATGGAAGTGATCGAACTCAAATACATGCTGTGCTGCCCAACTATCAAGAGCTTCTAAATAAGTATGTCCTCTGGCCTCTGCATACTCCTTCCACTTATCATCTGCTTCAGGACCAGGACTAATCCAATCATCAAAGCCTTCTATTCCTATGGCTCTTAGAAGGTTTCCTGTTTCTATTACAAGGTCACGGTTACGTAGACTACCAATTATGTAAATTGATTTCATTGTTAAGTACCGTGTAGCTTATCAGGGTATCTTGTACTCTGCCCACCAACGGCCTTAACTTTAACAATTCTATGAGCAGGATAGTGAATTAGCGTTTCCGTTTCATTGCTAGTAGACCGATAACCAGTCATAACAATAGCGTGTGCATGTTCTCGGGCGCTTTCGGAAGTACATTCATATTCAAATATCCGCCCATCATCAATATAAACTAGGATTTTAGTCATTATATAGTCCCCACTAATACATTACGTCTCTTCTCTATGTCGAGGCTGGTGAGACGCTCTCGGCTCCATGCTCCACAACTCTGACACTGGTAACGTTGATAGGAGAGGGTCTTGGTGTGGTAGAAGCCCCTTCTCTGTAAATGATGAGAGCCACAATTGGGACACACTGGCACTTCCTTGTCTGTGAAGAGAGCATGATTGGGATGGTTGGGTATCCAAGGAAGAAGCTTTTCATACACTGCCTCTAACAAGATTACATCTTGTTTATTATACCGCTCCATTATTTTCCAAGCCTTCTCATCATATGCCATACAGTCACGCCATAGAGACATTCCTTTATGACTCACCTTCTCACCTACCTCAAGATATTCAGCGACATAAGAGAGCTTATTACTAGGGAGACGGAAGCGCCTACGTGCTGTAAGCAGCAAGTCAATATTGATTGGGCTCTTTGGAGGCTTCATTCCTTCCTTCAAGAATTCTTGATTGAGGGTGGGAATGTCAAACCTATTCCCATTGTAATGTATGACAGCATCAGCTTCCTCAAGGAGAGCATGAATAGCGAGGAGCATTTTCTTTCCCCCATCCTTAAAAATAGAAGAATACTGCATCTCCTTCTCTCCCACCCACTTAGCTGCCCAACAGAGGGTGTAGCCAGCTTCTTCAATCTGATTGATAGCTACGTTCTGCTTCCACAAGCCCCATGTATACACCTTATGTGGAGCCGTCTCAATGTCTAATAAGAGTATTTTCATTTACCTATCCCAATAACATACCCTGTTAAAATTCCAAAACCCCACATCACAAGACATAATATCGTTACTGTCCCAAAGCTCATCATAATAGTGCCCTCACATCTGAAACTGTTTAATATTAAAATCTATGTTACGTTTATGAAGCATGTTAGTGAACATGACAAAGACATCAGCCCTGTCCTTCTCTTTCACCTTGCCAAACTGTTCTTTCAGAGCCGATAAGCTATCATCATTAACCAATCCAACATCTCCATTATATCCTCTGAAGAATATCTCTAACATAGTATGAGCATGGAATTCATTCTTATCTCTTTGTGCTATTAGCTCCATCATTTCTTTTTCCTCTCATCCTTTGTCTTACGTGTGTGACATTCTTTACACAACACTTGAAGCCCTTCCGTCTCTACAAACATCCTCTCTATCACCAAGTCCCACGTCTTAAACCCGCCTTCCCCTATCACTGGCTCAATGTGATCTACATACACCCCATCCTTCCACCTCACCTTGTGCCATCTCTTCTTATATCCTACACATTTATACACACCACGCTCTATCCAAGCTGATTTGCGAGCTGCATTAGTAGGCCCCCAACGCTTTGTCGCACTTCTCAGTGCCCCTTTTATGAAGGAGTTGAAACGTGCCTGTGTCCACTGTCCACTGTTATAAGGCTTCACGTATCACCGCTCGGTCAGGCAACTCTCCATGATAGAGGAAGTAGAATGGTTTGTAATCTTCTGCCCCCATAGGGGGTGTTCCAAAGAAATGTGCTTCTACAACATAAGATGGAAGCCCAAGGAATTCCTTACCCAGCCTCTTCACCATCCTATCTATGTATGCTGGATACCCTGGCTCGTAAAGAATGAAGCATTCATTGCTTTGTAAGTATTCATTTGCTGTCTCATCAAAGAAGTAGTCGCCTTTCTCCACCCACACATGAGCTAAGTCTAAGGCTGTCTGCTCTGCAAAACATCCAAATGTTACTAGTACATCAAGGCTGTCTTCATTAGACTTAGCATATGTACTCCATCCAATAATGATCGCACCAAGTACAAAAGCCCAACCAAGCTGCCACCGTAAAAAGTATCTCATTCGCTCATTCCTCTTTCCCATACTATAGGACTACCATCTTCATTTAATTTCCGCACCACCCAAAGGAGCTGTCCTTGTTCTATTAGGTAGCTTTCATAATCAAACTGTCCTAAATGATCTGACCAGTCAAGACCATCAAACCATTCTTTATATACATCCTCAACAGTCTCTAGCAAAGATGTCACCTTTTGCATTTCCCATTCTTGTTCCAATATAGGAAATAGAATTTCATATGTCTTGACAGGACCAATCTTAGGGACACCAGGGATATTATCTACACTGTCTCCCATTAACATTTGAGCACAGAAGAAAGCAAACCCTGTGCCACGAAGCTTCCCATCTATTAGCTCCAATGTTCCTGGATCACTGACATGTGTAGGTCCAAAAGCTGCTTGCTTCCCAAGCTCCCAACTGTATATATTTCCTGGCACTTGTCTCAAGTCTTTGTCACGAGTACAGATAACATTGCCTTCTGGGTTGAAGGCTGCATCAATAGCGAGAGCATCATCTGCCTCGATAAAGGAAACAGTCTTGCACTGTAATACACCTTCCATGTAGGCAGTGAGGTTGTCGAAGTGCCAAGGCTTGTTCTCTTTCCTTGTTCCCTTGTACGGTTTTGTCTTAGCAATGTCATAACGAAATGTCTTTCCTTCTGTTAGGTAGAGACAATAGCTGTCGCTGCCAGTAGCCTCCTGAATGGAAGCTATCCGCTGAAGAAGAAGCTTCTCGACATAATCAAACGGGGGAACCTCTTCTTCTTCAGTGATAGCCTTCCATCCAGTGAGAGCACCCCACCCTATTTCATAGCGGAGAATGTCTCCGTCTATAAGGGCTTTCACTTTACTGTCTCAACCCAAGATACATCAACTCTCCACATTCCGAATACATCTTTAACCAACAATATATGTGGAAGGTTAACAACATTAGGATGTTCTTTTCTAATGGCTTCTTTAATAGCTAAGTTTAAATCTTCATGCGTTAAAGTTACAAAATGACGTTTAATTTTCGGAAGCTCTTCGGTTTCATAATGCATTAGAAAGGTATCTCATCATCTAAAGCAACAGAGGCTGGTATATCTTCTTCCTTTATAGTGGTACGAAGAATTTTTTGCAATTCACTTCCTGAATACTCAAGCCCACCCTTAATCTTATCTTGCACCCACTGAGGCAACGAATCAAACTCCTCCACATCTGGTGTGTCCATATCAAACACCACAGCACGGTTCACAAGAGCAGGAACACTGTCCCTATCTTTAGTACGCATAGCCGCTACATTAGCAATGTTTACAAACACCCGCCCTGCATTCTTTCCCTTACCAGGATTGTTAACAGTGGTGACGAGACAAGGCATTGTTAGAAGGTCAGTCCAATTACCCTCCATAGCACCAGTTGGATCAAGGGCATTATACCTCACTGTACTCTTAGCCCGCTCAGAAGAGAGAGAGTAGAGGGGGAAGCTTTCAGACAGCCAACGAGGCTTGTCTAAGATCGGAGAGCCATCTTCATCTTCCATAAACTCATCCACCAGCTCATAGGTGGTGAGGATTTCATAAGCAGGAGGCTTCTCTTCGCCCTGCCAGGGCCGTTGAGGCTGCAAGCCTAAATCTGCCACCACCACTAGCCTAGCAGGGTAGGTTGCAGGCTCCAGCTTCGGCGCAGCCAGTCCTGGCCCACTGCCCCCTGAGTTCTTAGATTGATTAGCATTTAACATTCTATTCTCCTAAAGGTCTACGAAAATCACCAAGGTCAAACAAATCATTTTCTATCATCTCGTCAGTATGGTTTTCTAGCCCAACACAGGGTTTATCTTGGTATCTATTTTTATTTAATATTTCAGGTTTAATTACTTTAGTAAATAAATCTGTTTCAATAACCTTTCCCTTTTTCCAAGGCCTACCTCTTGGCCCTATCTTCACTCCCATACCCACCAACACATCACGTACAACATAAGCAGTGACATCGTAATCGAAAGCAATTTGTTTCAAACTAATTTTGTTTTTATATAGGCTTACAACATTGTCGAATTCACTACTATCAATATCGTTCCTACGTTTTCTTCCGCGCATATTCTTCTCCTTACATATATACTACTAATTAAATGACAGGAATGTTAGGAAGAATTTTTTAATTCTTCCTCTCCCGCTCTAACCATTGGCCCATGAAACTCTATCGTTAGCTCACCACTAAGCCTTAGCCTTATAGATTTATGATAGAAGGCGGGTTCAGTGGTGTGTGTAGTCTCAGCAAACGTTTTCATCTGTTCTTCTACATATTTATAATCATCATAAGATAAGCTAGTGTATAATACTGTCATTAGATTTATCTATCTCTCTTATCAAATCCTTTATTTCCATTACAATATCTCTAGGCATATATAAATATACATCCTCTCTAAGACCTCTCCCTATTAAATTTATTAAATGCCAACACTTAATTGCTTGTCTTTCTGTTAACTCTAAACCAGTCTCATTATCAATGAGTTTCATACCAATTCTTTCCTATCTTATACCCTCCCTCATGGGGACAGGCGATATTTAGTATTAATCCAGCTTCTGTAATAGCTTGACATCCAATTTGGGCTAGAGCCTCTGCAATTTCTGGCCGACATTCAAACTGTATCTCATCATGCATCCAAATCACAGGCCCCCAATTTCTACCTATCTTATGCCCCTCTTCCTCGGCCCATTCATGAAAGATTACATAAGCAAGGGCCATTTGAATAGCTTCATCACTCTGCAATGCATAACACA